GCCCTTTTGTCCGCCAGGCCCGGACGCGGGTGGAGGAGCTTTGGAAGGAAGCCCTCCGGACGGCCGCGCAGCATGCTGCGGCGAACATCGCCGGAAACTGGGACATCCCTGATCCGGCGATCGCGAAGGCCGCAGACGAGCCCGAGCCGCCCCAGCTGAAGCCCGGTGAAGTGGCCGCGCCGACCGCCGGCGCCGTGCGCGCGGGCCAGCTCGCCGCCGGCGCCGTCGATGACGCGGCATTCCGCATGGCGGTAGAGACGATGCGTGCCGCGTTGGAGGCGGTGGCGGCCGACGGCGCCAAGGAGGCCATGACCGTGGTGGGGATCGGCGCGGAGGTCGACTTGACCGCGCTCGCCAGCCCCCGCGCCGTGGCCTGGGCGCAGGAACATGCGGCCGAGCTGGTCGGCAAGCTCACCAACACCACGCGCGAAGCCCTGCGATCGCGGATCGTGACGGCGATCGAGGAAGGCTGGAGCGTGGACGCCCTGGCCGATGCGATCGTCGAGAACCATGCCTTCTCGGAGGACCGCGCTCGCCTGATCGCGCAGAACGAGATCCTGACCGCCGAGGCCGAGGGCAACCTGATCGGCTGGCGGGCGGCGCGTCAGGTCCTCGGGATCGAGCTGCTGAAACAGTGGATCAAGAGCACCCTCGAGCCGCATTGCCCGGCCTGCGAGGAGAACGCGCGCGCCGGTGCCATCCCGCTCGACGAGGCCTTCCCCAGCGGCCACCAGACGGCAACGGCCCACCCCCACTGCACGTGCGACGTCGTCGCCGTGCCGGCCCCGGATTCGGAACAGGGTTAGGCCCCTCAGCACCCCGAAAATTCATGACGGCGGGACATGGCCAAAAATCGCCCCGTTAAACACCCTTTAAACGGGGTTGCAGGGGCAAGGGCCGATTTTGGGCACAACCCTGTGCTGGAACAGGAGGCCATCCACGGGCGTTCTGACGGCCCCCTTGCGCCAAGTTGAAGATTGTAACAGACTCTCGCGGTCTCCCTCCCGACAGATCCGATCAGGTTCCGGGTGAAACCCTTCACCCTGACCGGCATGGTCGCCGCCCTCTACGCTGCCTCCCGTCACGCTTCACGGCACGGCAGAGGACGGTGGCATGTTCATTCCCCTTCGCAAGGTCGACGCGGCCCAGCGGCTGGTCTACGGCTCGATCGACGAGACCCCGGACCGGACGCGCGAGGTCTTCGACTACGACACGTCGAAGCCGAATTTCGCGGCCTGGTCGGCCGAGCTGCACAAGGCCTCCGACGGCAAGAGCTTCGGCAACGTGCGAGCGATGCACAAGACCGTCGCCGCCGGCAAGCTGGAGAGCATCGCTTTCGACGACAATGCCAAGCGGATCGACCTGGTCGCCCGCATCGTCGACGACGCCGAGTGGGAGAAGGTCGAGGCTGGCGTCTACACCGGCTTCTCTCCGGGCGGCAAGTACGAGAAGCGCTGGAAGGACGGCGAGGTCACCCGCTACACCGCCAAGCCGTCCGAGATCTCCCTGGTTGACCTCCCCTGCATCCCGTCGGCCACCTTCACCCTGGTGAAGGGCGAGGGGCTGGCCGAGGAGCGGCCGTTCAAGGCGCCGGCCGGCGATCTGCTCAAGGCGTTCGCCGCCGGAGACTACCTGCAGCTCCGCGATCTCCTGGCCAGCAAGCTGCGAGAGCTGTTCAAGCTGCAGGGCCAGGACGATCCCTGGCCGTGGGTCCGAGCCCTGTTCGCCGATCACCTGGTGGTCGAACGCGACGGCAAGCTGACCCGGTACAGCTACACGGCGGACGGCAGCACGGTTTCTTTCGGGGACCCGGTCGAGGTCGTCGTCCAGTACGTGCCAGTGGCGGAAGCCGCAAAATTCACCATGGCGCTCGCCGCTCAGTCCGAGGACCTGGCCAAGGTCGCCGGCGAGCTGCAGGACGCGCGCGACCAGCTCGCCAAGGTTTCGGGCGAGCTGACCAGCACGCGCGACCAGCTCGTCAAGGCCTCGGACGATCTGGTCAACACGCGTGACGCGCTGGCGAAGGTCGACGCCAAGAACGGCGAGCTGATAAAGCGCGTGGCCGAGCTCGAGGCGCAGCCCGCGCCGGGCGGCCCGATCCTGAAGACCGTCGGCAAGGAGGAGGACGTCGCCGCCGTCGTCCAGGCGCAAGCCGACGCCCTCGCCAAGGTCGAGACCCTGCCCCCCGAGGAGCAGGCGCTCGCCCTCATGAAGATCGCCCAGTCCCGCCCGGTGCGGCTGGCCTAGCTCAGACCCCAAGGAGACCCTTGATGAACGTTATCCAGGAAGTCATCGACGCCCTCAAGGCCGCACAGGGCAAGCCGATCCAGGACGAACTCCTGGCCAAGGTGTTCAGCCAGTCGGCGTCCGCCACCACCGGCCTCACGTTCTACGACCTCGAGGCGCCGGCCAAGCGCCTGATCCCGGTCCTCACCCCGTTGCGCAACAGCATCCCGCGGCGCACCGGCGGGCGCGGCATCCAGGCCAACTGGAAGGCCATCACCGGCATCAACACCGGCCTGATCTCGATCGGCGTCGGCGAGGGCAACCGGGGCGGCGTAATCGCCACCAGCGTCGCCGAGTACCTCGCGGCGTTCCGCGGCATGGGCCTCGAGGACTACGTGACGTTCGAGGCCGACTACGCCGCCGAGGGCTTCCAGGACCTCAAGGCGACCGCCGCTCTCGGCCTGCTCGACTCCCTCATGATCGGCGAGGAGAAGGTGCTGCTCGGCGGCAACACCTCGCTCGCGCTCGGCACCACGCCGACGCCGACGATCGCCGACGTCGCCGAGGGCGGGACGCTTGCCGCCAACACCGCCTTCTCGGTCATCTGCGTCGCCCTGACGCTCGACGGCTATCTGACGGGTTCGGTGGCCGGCGGCATCCGCGGCGAGGTGACGCGCACCAACGCCGACGGCACGACGGAGACCTACGGCGGCGGCGCCGCCAAGCAGTCCGACGCGGCCACGGTCACGACCGCCAACGACGGCAACGCCACCCACAAGATCACGGCCAGCGTCGCCGCGGTCGAGGGCGCCATGGGCTACGCCTGGTTCTGGGGCGCCGCCGGCGCCGAGAAGCTGGGCGCCATCACCACCATCAACTCGACCGTCATCACGGCGGTCGCGGCCGGAACCCAGACGGCGGCAAGCCTGGGCGCCAACGACAACTCGCGCAACGCCCTGGTGTTCGACGGCATCCTCACGCAGACCGCCAAGACCGGGGCAGGCTACTACCACGCCATGCCGACCGGGACGGCCGGCGTCGGCACGCCTCTCACGGCCGACGGCGCCGGCGGCGTGGTGGAGATCGACGCCGCGCTGAAGTGGTTCTGGGACACCTACCGGCTGTCGCCCAGCAAGATCTACGTCTCCAGCCAGGAGGCGCAGGCGATCACCGCCGCGGTGCTGCAGGGCAAGGCCAACGGGGCGCTGGGCTTCAGGATCACCGTCGAGCCGGGCAACGTGCAGGCCGGCGCGGTGGTCACCAGGTACCTCAACAAGTTCGGGCTCAACGGCGCGACTGCGATCCCGCTCGAGCAGCACCCCAACCTGCCGCCCGGCACCATCGCCTTCCACAGCGACCGGCTGCCGTACAAGCTTTCGGGAATCGCCGAGATCCTGCGGGTCCTCTGCCGGCGCGACTACTACCAGATCGAGTGGCCGCTGAAGACCCGGCGCTACGAGTACGGCGTCTACTTCGACGGCGTGCTGCAGAACTACGCGCCGTTCGCCTTCGGCATGATCACCAACATCGGCAACGGCTGAGACGCCTGAGACCCACGCGGCGGCTCTCCTCCGGGAGAGCCGCCTTCCTGACGGAACACCAGGAGACCATGATGGCCAAGTTAATCAACACCGCCGGCGTCACGACAGTCCACCACGACGGCAAGACCTACAAGCCGGACGCCAAGGGCGTCTTCACCGTGCCGGACGGCATCGTCGAGGCCCTGAAGCCGCACGGGTTCGCGCCCGCCCCGTTGACGAAAGAAGGCCAGGAGCCTGCGCCCGACGCGAAACCCGCCAAGGCCGGCAAGGGCAAGGGCGACGAAGCTCCGAAGGCATAACCCCCGCGAGAGGGCCGGGCTGCCGGAACCCGGAGTCCGGAGCCCGGCCACCCTCTGTCATCCGTCCTCTGACATCTGGCATCAGGAATGCCCGACTTCACCACCCTCGAGAACGTCAAGGCCTGGCTCGGACTGAAGGCCGAGCAGACGGACAACGACGCCCTGCTGGCGCGCCTGATCGTCGCCGCGAGCGCGTTCTTCGAGCGGGAGACGGACCGCAAGCTGCTCCGGCAGCAGCATGTCGAGGTGCGCGACGGCAACGGCCATTCGATCATGCTGTTCCGCGAGTACCCCGTCACCGCGGTCGCTTCCGTGGTGGTGGAGGGCCTGCAGATCCCAGCCAGCGCTGTCGGCTTCACTGAAACCAAGCTCGTGCTGGTTGGCTACGCCTTCAGCCGCGGCGCTGCCAACGTGACGATCACCTACACGGCCGGTTACGAGACGGTGCCGGCGGACGTCGAGCAGGCGGTGATCGACCTGGTCGCCTTCCGCTACCGCGAGCGGGACCGCATCGGGCTTGCCTCCAAGGGAATGGCCGGGGAAACCACGGCCTTCATCGTCCGCGAGGTGCCGCCCTCGGTCGCGCGGGTGCTGAATGACTACCGCCGGGTGGTGGCGCCATGAACGCGCAGGCCCAGGGCCTCGACGAGCTGATCGTCCGCCTGCGCACCATGGGCGGCGAGGTCCGCCGTCGCCTGCTGGTGGCGGTGACCCGGGAGGCGATCGCGCTCGAGGGCGTGGTCAAGGCCGACAAGCTGTCCGGCCAGGTCCTCAGGAACGTCACCGGCCGACTGCGATCCTCGATCCACCACGAGGTGGAGGCCGAGGAGACGCACATCGTCGGGATCGTCGGCGCCAACATGGCCAAGGCCCGCTACGCCGCTTTCCACGAGTACGGCTTCCACGGCGCCGAGCAGGTGGCCGAGCACATCCGCACCATCCACCAGGCGTTCGGCCGGCCGATCACGCCGCGCGAGGTCCTGGTCCGGGCGCATTCGCGGGCGATCGACTATCCGGGCCGCAGCTACCTGCGCTCGACACTCGCCGAACGGGCCGATGGCATCCGCGCCCGGATCGAGGCGGCGGGACGGGAGGGCGTGCAGCCGTGAGCCGCGAGACCGCATACAGCGCCCTGTTCGCGCTCCTGCAGGGGCTCAAGGCCGCCGCCGCCGTCAAGACCTGCGACCGCCGCGTCCGGCTGATCGACGAGATGAGCCCGCCGGAGCTGCCGGCTCTGTTCATGGCCGTCAGCCACCAGGGCCATCGTCGCAAGGAGGGCCTGCCGGCGGTCCGGAGCCTGAAGGCGCTCGTGTTCCTCTACGCCGAGAACCCCGACAGCGCCACCGCCGCCGGGGTGCAGCTGAACGGCCTGCTGGATGCCCTTGACGCCGCCCTGGAGCCGCCTGCCGGTCAGGAGACCCAGACCCTTGGCGGCGTCGTCCACCACGCCCGCATTGAGGGCGAGATCGAGGTTTACGAGGGCGTGCTGGGACAGCGTGCGGCCGCCATCGTTCCCGTCGTCATGCTGGTGCCCTGAGGAGGACTCCATGCCTAGGATCAAGGGAGTGTCAGGAGAACGGGAGGCCGAGACCTCCATGTCCCTTCCGTCGTCCGCCGAGTTTGCGCCGGCGCCAGACCCGGTCGCGGCCCTGCGCGCCTGGTTCGACACCCACATCCGCAACTCGCGCTTCTCCCGCGACACCGCGACCCACAACCGCATCCACGCCGCCGTGGCCGAGATCGAGACGGCCATGGCCAACCTGAAGGAGTAGTCGATGTCCATCTATACGTTCGGTTCCGGCACGCTGTGGGGGGTCCGCACCGATGTCGCCAACGCGACGCCGGTCAAATTCGGCACCCTTCAGGACGTGTCCGTCGAGTTCAGCGGCACCAACAAGACGCTGCACGGCCAGAACCAGTTCCCGGTCGCCGTCGCCCGCGGCGAGTCCAAGGTCTCCGCCAAGGCGAAGATCGGTCAGCTCTCGGGCCTGCTGGTCGCCGGCCTGTTCTTCGGCGTCGCGCTGTCCGCGGGCCAGGTTGCGGCCGCTAACGGCGAGGCCGCCGCAGTGCCGGCGGGCGCCCCCTACGAAGTCACCGTCGCCAACGGCGCCACCTTCGTCGGCGACCTGGGGATCACCGACGCCTCCACCGGGCTGCCCTTCACCCGGGTCGCGGCGGCGCCGGCGGAGGGCCAGTACATCGTCGACGTGGAGACCGGCAAGTACACCTTCGCCGCGGCCGATACCGGCAAGGGCGTGATCATCAGCTACACCTACACGATCGCCGCCACCGGCCAGAAGTTCGTCATCACCAACCAGGAGCAGGGCGTGCAGCCGGTGTTCCGGGCGACGCTCGAGACCAAGTGGACCGGGCCCTCGGGCACCAAGAAGGCGACGCTGACCCTCAACGCCTGCGTCTCCTCCAAGCTCGGCTTTCCGACCAAGCAGGGGGACTTCGGCATTCCGGAGTTCGATTTCGACGCCTTCGCCGATGAGGCCGGCAACATCGGGACCTGGTCGTTCAGCGAGGCCTCCTGATGAGCAGGGAGAGCGAGACCAGCGAGATCCAGCTCGGCGGGCGCACCTATTCGGTGGCCGGCTTCACCTTCGACCAGCTCCAGGAGATGCTGCCGCATTTCGTGAAGCTCCGGGCCGGCCTCGACGAGGAGGGCTTCGCGGCCGCCCGGGCCATCCTCAAGGCCGCTCTCTCCGACCAGGTCGACGGCGAGGCCTTCGAGAAGGTCAAGACCAACGTCGTCGAGGTGCTGGCGGCGATGCCGGTGGTGGCCAAGGTGTCGGGGCTCGCCGAGCTGGGGGAAGCGGTGCGGGGGATGGCGGCCGCGGTGGCGCCGTAAGCTGGGACGACCTCTACGCCCAGATCGCGGCCGATACCGGCTGGACCTGGGCGGAGGTCGGCCGGCTGACCATCCCCCGCTATCTCGCCCTCTGCCGGTTCTGGAAGAAGCACCCGCCGCTGCACCGCATGGTGGCGGCCTACCTGGGAGTAGACAAGGTGGCCGAGGCCGAGCAGCCCTCCTCGTTCGAGGAGTTCTTTTACGAGATGACCGGAACGCTCCCTCCCGGCGCCGCCGGCGGACAGCAGCAAGATGGCTGACGACGACGTCCTCATCCGATTCGGTGCCGATACGGCCGAGCTGGACGACGCCCTCAAAGGCGCCGCGAACGGCGCCGACGTCTTTCGGCAGCGCCTCCGGTCCCTCAACGAGGCGATGCGGTCGGAGGGCAAGGCCGGCTTCGACAGCTTCCGGCCGTCCGTAGAGGACCTTCAAAAGCGGTTCGAGACGTTCTCCGACGCCGTGCGCGAAGTGAACCGGCAGCTCCGCGCCGGCAACATGGACATCGGCTACGCCAACCAGCTGGTGCCACAGCTGAGGACCGCGTTCGAGCAGGCCGCTGCCGGTGCCAAATCCTCGGCCGAAGGGGCCGCAAAGGCGGCGCGGGCGCACGAGGGCCTGGCGCTGGCCACCGTCGGGGCGCGGCGCGAGCTGATGGTCCTGGCCCACGAGGCGGTCAGCGGCAACATGGCCCGGATGCCGGGCTCGATGATGGTGCTGGCCGAGCGCATGGGCGGGGTGAGCCTGGCCGCCATGGGTCAGGCGGCGGCGCTGGCGGCGGTGGCCTATGGCGTGGCACAGGTGCTCGCCCACCACGAGCGCCTCAACCAGGTCCTCACCCAGGCGCAGACGGCCCTGGAGATGCAGGGCCGCGGCGCGCTGTTCTCCCGCGACGCCCTCGGCCAGCTCGTCGAGCAGCTCGGGCGCATGCACAACGTCAGCCGCGACGCCGCACACGAGGTCGTCCTTAGCTTCTCGCGCATCGCCGCCGTCACGCCTGGCATCATGACCGACCTCGCCCGCGGCATGGAAGGCTGGGTCTTGGTCATCGGCGAGAAGGCCCCCCAGGCGGCAGCCCGGCTCTCTGCCTCGATCGAGACGCCGACGCGCTTCCTCGAGGAGCTGGACCGGAAAACGCACGGCGTCAGCGCGGCCTCCCTCGCCCTGGTGCGCGAGCTGGAGCGCGCCGGCGATGTCATGGCCGCCCGTTCCGAGGCCGCACGCGTCTTCGGCGACATGATGGAGCAGGCGGCCGCGAAGGGCCTGACCGATTTCCAGAATGCCGCCCGCGCCGCCGCCAACAACCTCCGGGAGCTGGCGGACGCGTTCACCGGGACCGATGAGCACGGCGAGCTGCTGGCGCAGGTGCTGCGCGACATCGCCAGCGCGCTGGATGCCATGAAGACGCCCGCCGCGATCGTCGGCCAGGCGTTCTGGGATCTGGTGGCGATCGCCGAGATGCTGGTTCACGCCTTCGGCTACGTCGAGGCGTCGATGCACGCGATCGCCGGGCCGGCCGCGGCCGCGGTGCTCAATGTCGTTGCGGCCATGGGCGCGGCGGCGCGCGGCGATTTCGGCCGGGCGGCCGAGTACCTGAAGCGCATGCCCACCGAGATCTCGGAGGAGTGGAAGACCCGCACGGCGGAAATGGCCCGCGAGCTGCAGACCATGAAGGATCTGGCCGCCAGCATGGCCGATTTCCGGCTGCCCGGCGCTCGCCCGGCGTCCGCCCCGCCCCCGGCTGCCGCCCCCGGCGTCGCGGCTCCGGCCGCGGCGCCGCAGGAAGAGGCGATCAAGCGGGCGATGACCCTGGCCGACCAGTTCCGCTCCGTGGAGATGCGGCGGGCCGAGATCCAGGGCCGGATCAATCAGCTCAAGGCCGGCGAGGCGGCGCTCGCGGCGCGGATCGCCGACGCCGAGCGGGAAGGCGCCGATTCCCGCCTGGAGGCGCAGGCCGCGGAACTCGCGCGCATCCGCCAGGCGATCGCCGAGGCCGAGCGCCAGCGCAACTCCCTCAAAGCGCCGACGGACGAGTCCAGGCTCGAGTCCTTCCGCCGCGAGCTGGCTGAGATCCAGGCCGCCGACAAGCGGTAGCTCGAAGAGCGCCGGGCGGACGATCTGGCCTTCTGGCGCGACAAGCTGGCGAACCTGGCCAAGGGCAGCCGCGACTATGCCCAGGTCTTCCAGGAGGTCCGGCGCCTCGAGAAAGACATCGACCGTGCCGCCTTCCAGGAGAAGCTGGCCGACCTGGAGCGGCAACGCGCGGAGGCGCGCCGCGGCAGCGCGGAGCGGATCGCGATCGCCCGCGAGGAGGCCGAGGCGGTCCGGACTTTCGCCGGCGAGCACTCCAGGGCCTACCAGGAGGCGCTGCGCCGCATCGTCCAGATGGAAAAGGAGGCAGCGGAAGAGCGCAAGCGCATCGAACGCGAGGTCCTGGAGGCCAAGAGGCAGTTCGCCCGCGACTCCCTCGCCCTGGCCGCCGAGGAGCTGACGTACCTCCGCGATACCGGCCAGATCGGCGGCGTCGAGATGCTGCAGCGGCTGCGCCGTCTCAAGGCCCAGGAGCACGCCCTCGAGCGCCAGGCCCTGGAGGAGAAGAAGGCCCTCTATCGCGAAAACACGCTCGAGTACCAGAAGGCCAGAACGACCTTTTGCACCTCGACCGCAAGCACCAGCTCGACCTGCGCAAGATCATGGCCCAGGAGACCGCGGAGCGTAAGCGCCAGATCCGCGAGTGGACCCAGCCGATGACCGGGGCCATGCGGGGGATGCTGGCCGGGGTGCTCCAGGGCACCCAGTCGATCGAGCAAGTGTTTGCCCGGGTGCTGCAGAACATCGCCCTTGCGTACGCCGAAAAGGGGCTGGAGATCGCCGTCGAGTGGGCGGAGAACCAGATCGCGATGGCGCTGGCCACCGAGAGCACGGCCGCCCAGCAGACCGCGGTCATGACAGAACAGGCGGTGATGTCGATCGCTACGGCGCAGGTGGCGGCCTCCGGCGCCATCGCGGCGTACGCGGCTGAAGCGGCTGCCGCCGCCTACGCCTCCATCTGCGCCATCCCGATCATCGGTCCCTTCATCGCGCCCGCCTTCGCGGCCGAGGCGTACGCCGCCACCATGGCCTGGCAGGCCGCGGTCGCGGTCGCTGAACGCGGCTGGGGCGAGGTGCCGGACGACAACATGCCGACCCTGCTCCACAAGAAGGAAATGGTGCTGCCGGCCGATATCGCCGTGCCTCTCCGCGCGGCCCTCGCGATGCCCCAGTTCGGTCTGCCGGCGGCGATGACCGCGCCCGCCTTCGCCGGTCCGGGTTCCGCGCTGAGGACGATCGCGCCCGCCCCCGCTGCAGCGGCCGCCCCGACGCCGGCCCGCGGCGGCGACACGTACGAGGTCAAGATCCAGGCCACCGATGCCGCCAGCGTCGCCAACCTCTTCCAGCGCAACGGCCGCAGCCTGGTCGCCGCCCTGCACCGCCAAGTCGCCAACGGCGCCACCCTGAGCCCCCGGAGGTAGACGAGAGTGAGCGCGGACGTCTTCCCCACCCTTGCCGGCCTCGCCTGGAACGTGCGGCGGACCGCGCTCTGGCAGACCAACGTCCAGACCGCGGTCTCCGGCAAGGAGACGCGCGCCGCGTTCTGGTCATACCCGCTTTACCGATGGGAGCTGGTGTACGAGTTCCTGCGCGGCGATCCGGTCAGGGCCGAGTTCCAGGCCCTGATGGGGTTCTTCAATGCCCGCCAGGGCCGATTCGATCCCTTCCTCTACCGGGATGCCGATGACAACCAGGTGGCTGGCCAGCCGATCGGCATCGGCGACGGCGTAACCGATACGTACCAGCTCGTCCGGGCTCTCGGCGGCTATGTCGAACCGATCCTGGCGCCGGACGAGGTCACGGCAGTCTCGGTCGGCGGGGTGGCGCTCGATCCGGCCGCCTGGTCGGTGGCGGGCTGGGACAGCGACACGCCCGGCCGTTTGACCCTGGCGGCGCCGCCGGCCGCCGGAGCCGCCATCATCGCCGACTTCTCGTTCTTCTTTCCCTGCCGGTTCGAGGAGGACGAGCTGACGTTCGACAAGTTCATGAAGGCCCTCTGGGGGGCGGAATCGGTTCCGTTCCGCTCGCTGAAATAGAGGCCGCCGATGCAGCCCGCCACGCCAGCGCTCAAGGCCCTCCTGGCCACCCGGCAGTTCTACCGCAGCGACCTCTACATCTTCACGCTCGCCGACGGCTCGCCGCTGCGCTGGTCAGGCGGCGACTGCGACATCGTCTCCGAGGGCGTGCTTTACCCATGCGGCGGCGCGGTGGGTCCCTATTTCGGCCGCCAGGGGAACGCCGCCCAGTGCCACCAGAAGCTCGGCACCGACGTCGACTCGCTCACGGTCCACGCCCTGCCGGGGCGCGCGACGGTCAAGGGGGCGCCGTTCCTCTCCGCCGTCCAGAACGGCGTCTTCGACGGCGCCTGGATGGAGCTGCGGCGCGCCTACGCGCCGGCGCTCGCCAACGTGGCCCACTGGCCGATCCCCGCCACCGGCTCGGTGCGGCGCTTCCTGGGCCGGGTCGCCGAGGCGGACGCCGGCGGCCTGGTCGCCACCTTCACCATCAACTCGCCGATGGAGCTGCTGCAGCGCCAGCTGCCGCGCAACCTCTATCAGCCCGGCTGCCTCAACGTGGTGGGCGACGACGCGTGCGGCGTCGATCTCGACGCCTATGGCGTTGGCGGCGCCGCCGGCGCCGGCTCGGACGCCCTCCGGATCTATGCGAGCCTTCCTCAGACGAGCGGCTGGTTCGACCTCGGCACCGTCGCCTTCACCTCCGGCGGGCTCGCCGGCCAGGCTCGGTCGGTGCGGAGCTGGGTCGCCCCCAACACCATCACCTTGATGACGCCATTCCCGATGCCGCCGGCCGCCGGCGACACTTTCGTGATCACGCCCGGGTGCGACGGGTCACTGGGCGTGCACGGCTGCCCCAAGTTCGACAATCTCGCCAACTTCCGGGGGTTCCCGTTCGTGCCCCCGCCCAGCACGGCCACCTGAGATGGACGATCGGGAACGACAGTCCCGGGATGCGGTGCTGCACGAGGCGCGCAGCTGGCTGCGCACGCCGTACGCCCCCGATCAGCGGGTCAAGGGCGCCGGCGTCGACTGCGCCCAGCTGCCCGCCGCCGTCTACCACGCGTGCGGCCTGATCCCCTACATCCCGATCGAGTACTACCCGCCCGACTGGCACCTTCACCGCAGCGAGGAGCGCTATCTCAGCAAGGTCCTCGAGCACGCCGACGAGATCGAAGGCCCGCCGCTTTGGGCCGACTTCGCCCTCTGGCATGTCGGCCGCTGCTGGGCGCATGGGGCGATCGTCGTTGCCTGGCCGCGCATCATCCATGCCATCGTCGGCCAGGGCGTGGTCATAGGCGACGCCGCCCGCGATTGCCTGGGCCGCAACCATCGCCTAGCCAGCATGGACGTCCACTTCTACAGCGTCTTCGGGAGGGCCTGATGGGGTTCCTCTTCGGGGGCAGCAAGAAGCGCGAGACGCAGGCCGAACAGCCGACGGCCGCCGCCGGCATCCAGATACAGACTTCTTCCTATGGCAAGGCGATCGCCCTCGTCTTCGGCACCGCCAAGGTGGCGCCGAACCTCATCTGGTACGGCGACTTCGTCTCGATCGCCCACACCTCCGGCGGCGGGGGCGGCGGAGGCGGCGGCAAGGGCGGCGGCGGGGGTGGGGACGGTGGCGGCACCACCAGCTACACCTACAAGGCGGGCCTGGCCCTCTCGCTGTGCGAAGGGCCGGTCCCTGGGGTGGGGCGCGTCTGGGCGGCCAAGACCGAGACCACCACCGATGCGCTAGGCCTCTCGGTGTTCGAGGGGACCTATCCCCAGGAGCCCTGGAGCCACCTCGAGACCAACCACGAGGCGATCAGCGAGCAGCACGCCATCCCGCAGGGCCAGCCGTACACGGTCACCGTCCACTATCCCGGCGCTCCGTTCGTCGACCGCGGCGTCGTCGTCACCGCGACCGGCCA